AAACCGCTATATGCGACCACGACCTCGGACAACCTTGTGCCGGTTCCCGACTTCGTGCTGTACCAAGATCAGGCGATGGAGTTGGACATTCTGTCCGACCGCATTGATGGCTTGGTCAAGGCGTTGCGCGTGCGTGGCGTGTATGACGCATCGCAGCCCGCCCTCCAGCGTTTGATGACCGAGGGCGACAACAACGCCCTAATCCCGGTGGACAAGTGGCAAGCCTTTAGCGAGAAGGGTGGACTTAAGGGCAGCATTGACTTGCTCCCGCTAGACACGCTCGCCCAATGTCTCCTGCAATGCTATCAAGCCCGCGCTGACATCAAGGGCCAGATATACGAGATCACCGGCATTGCCGACATCATCCGTGGTCAGTCGGCTGCGAGTGAGACGGCAACAGCACAGCAGATCAAAGGCCAGTACGCAGGGCTACGCCTCCGCTCCATGCAAGAGGATGTGGCGCTATTCGCCACAGAGGTCATTCGGCTCAAGGCGCAGATCATGTGCCTCAAGTACCAGCCCAAGACCATTCTGGAGTACGCCGCTGCCAACCAGATGAGCGAACAGGATCAGCAGTTGATCCCGCAAGCCCTCCAGTTGTTGCAGAACAAGCCGCTGCGTAACTTCCGCATTGACATCGCTGCCGACAGCCTTGTGCAGATTGACGAGATGCAGAACAAGCGCGACCGGCTGGAGTTTATCCAAGCGTTCGGCGGCTTCTTGCAGCAAGCCCTACCCGTGGGGCAGAACGCCCCCGAGATGGTGCCGGTCATGGTTGACCTCCTCAAGTTCGGCGTACAGGCGTTCAAGACGGCCCGCCCGCTTGAGGGCGCATTGGATCAAGCGTTGGAGCAAATGAAACAGTCTGCCGCACAGCCGAAGGGCAACCCAGAGGCCGAGGCAATGCAAGCACAGGCGCAAGCCGAAATGCAGAAAACGCAGATGACGATGCAAGCCGACGCTGCCAAGACGCAAGCGCAGATGCAGTTGGAACAGGCCAAGATGCAGCAGGAAGTTGCGTTGGAGCAACAGAAGCAGCAGTTTGAGGCCCAACTCAAGGCGCAGGAACTTCAGCAGAAGGAGCAGATGGAACGGTTCAAGGCCGAACTGGACGCTGCGACGAAGGTTATGGTGGCGCGTATTCAAGCCAATCCGGGTTTAGACATCCCGATGCTAGAAGCGCAGCAACAGGTCACCGAGCGCGTGGTGCAGGACATGGGCGCAGAGGTCAAAGCCGCAATGGATCGCCTCGCCGCACTCTACGAAAACATGGCCTCCGCGCAGACCGAAGGTATGTCGGGCATCCGTACCGCCCTTGCCTCGCTGACCGGCCCGAAACGCATCGTCCGTGGCCCCGATGGGCGTGCGGTCGGCGTAGAGACGGTGCAGCAGACCGTAGAGATGGCACCGCAGATGAGGCCGCAGTAATGGCGACGATCTCAACGACCCGTGGCGAAATGGACGAGGCTGACCTTGTAAAGAAGGAAGGCGCGATAGAGAACGACCACGAATTTACGAAGTGGGTTGAATACTGGTTTGAGAATGAACTTGTCCACAGGTCGGTTCATGTTCACTTAAAGCAAGCCCCCGCGCTATTCCCCGAATTGGAGAAGTTTTAATGGCTAACACACAGGCAATGGCGACATCGTTCAAAGTGGAAATCCTTGGCGGTGTACACGCAATCGGTACGCCCCCGACTCGGGCAAATACGAACAAGGACACGTTTAAGGCTGCCCTTTATCTTGCGACAGGCTCGCTTGGCGCGGGTACGACGGTCTACAGCGTCACCGACGAGGTGAACGGCGCAGGGTATACGGCGGGCGGTATCACCGTTACTAACGCCACCTCGCCTACCTCTACGGGAACAACGGCGTATTGGACACCCTCGGCCTCGCTGACGTACTCCAACGTCACGCTGACCACCGCCTTTGATGCCGTCCTCATTTACAACAGCACGCAGGGAGACAAGGCCGTTGCCGTGTATACGTTTGGCAGTCAGACCGTCACAAGCGGTAACTTCATTCTGACCATGCCGACGAACGACGCGACCACCGCCCTTCTTCGTATCGCGTGATGAACCGTGGCGAAAGGCCCGTGGGACACAGGTACTTGGGATGACGCGCAATGGGACAGTCTCCCGGTCACCAGCAATGTCGGGACTGGCGGCGTTGGTAACCTTGGCGTATCCCGATCCGATGCCCTCGTCGGAGAAGCCGCTACAGGCGAAACCGGCACGCTCACCGCGCAAGCGTCCTTCGCCATCAGCGGCGAAAGTGCGACAGGAGCAACGGGTAACGTCGGAGCAAGCGTTACGGCGGGCCTTACGGGTGTCACCGCTACCGGACAAGTTGGAGACGAAGCAGATGAAATTACAGTCGCTTTATCAGGCTTGGGCGCGAGTGGCGCATTGGGCCAAGTCCAATCTACGCCATCCCTCGGGCTTACCGGCGTGGAAGCGACGGTATCAGTTGGAAATGTCACCGCCGTCGTCCAGCCCGTCATCATCGTCGGTACGGACTCGCACGAAGGCGACAAAAAGCGCACTAAAAAGTGGAAAGACGAGCAAGAAGCGCGGGAAAGACGCAAGCGCGAACTGATAGAGGTATACGAAGAGTTAGTAGAAGGCAGACCAACGGTTGCAGCGGCACTTGTTAAGCCCTATGTAGAGGCCAAGGCACGCCGAACTGCTGAACCGACGATAGATTGGAACCGATTACTGACCGATTTGGAGCGAGTGGAAGCGATTTACCGCGAACACCGCGAAATGGATGACGAGGACGTATTGTTACTGCTATGAAACGAACATGGGTTTACGTTGACGGCGAGATGGTAGAGAAAAAGCGCGATGCAGAAGGGCGCTATCACTACCTATTCCCTGAATTTAAGCCGTACAAGTCCATGATTGACGGACGGATGATTACGTCCCGAGAGCAACACCGTCGCCACCTCAAAGCGAACAACTGCATTGAGGTCGGAAACGAAGATCCGCTGAAGCATGGCCCAAAACAGGGCAAAAAGAACGAGCGGGTAGAGGTGCTGCGGCACCAATTAGCGAATATGACTCACGCCGAGGCCACAAAGATCGTGGCTCGTCTGCGCGATGACCTACGGTTCACTCACAATCCCCACAGGAACAGGTGACTTTTATGGATCAGACCGAAACCACACCGGAAACCCCGGAAGTTGAGGCCGCAGACCGCAAGGAACTGTTGGCGCAGCAATTTGAGGCCGCAGAACGCGGTGACGATGTAGCCCCGTTAGGCCGTGACGATAAGGGCCGCTTTGCCGCGAAGTCGCAACCCGCGCCAGAACCGCAGGAACCCGCCGAAGAACCCGTTTGGAGCAAGCCGCCCGCGTCGTGGAAGAAGGATTACCACGATGTATGGATGACGGCTGACCCCAAGATGCGGGAATACGCATGGCAGCGCGAAGAACAGATGCGAAAGGGCGTAGAACCGCTACTTTCCAAGGCGCAGTTTGCCGATGCGATGAATCAGGCGCTTGAGCCGTACCTTCCGACCATTCAGGGGCTTGGCCTTAAGCCCGAACAGGCTGTCGCAGCGTTGGCACAGGCCGATTACACGCTACGCACCGCCCCGCCCGACCAGCGTTATCAATATCTCGTCAACCTTGCCGCGCAGTACGGCATCAACCTGAACGCGACGGGCCAGACTGGTCAGCAGCCGCAGACCACGGTTGATCCGCTCGTATGGCAGTTGCAGAACGAACTGAACAACGTCCGTGGCGAGGTCATGGGCTGGAAACAGCAGCAGGAAATGGTAGAGAATCAAACTTTGTTATCTGAAATCAATTCCTTTGCTGAAAAAGCGGACTATTTTGAGGAAGCGCGTCCAAAAATGATTAGCCTACTCCAAACAGGAGAAGCGCAAACATTAGAAGATGCGTATGATCAAGCGATATGGAGTAATAAAGAACTGCGACAAAAAATGCTTGAATCCCAACAGGCTAGTCAAGCAGCAAAAGTAGTTGCAGAAAAAAACCGGGCAGCGAAAGCCGCCCGAGCAGCAGCGGTCAGCGTCAGAGGTTCTACACCCGGAACCAACACGGCTCCCAAAGCACATAGTCGCCGCGCCATGCTGGAGGAAGCATTTGATGAATCCAGTTCGCGGTTGTAATTAACTGATTAGGAGTAAATAAAATGGCATTTGCCAATTCCTCTATCAGCGACATCATTGCTACTAACATTCAGAGCCGTAGTGGTGAACTCGCTGATAACGTGACGAACAACAATGCGTTGCTCCGTCGCCTGAAGGAGCGCGGGAACGTCAAGACGTTCTCGGGCGGTAACGTGATCCTTCAGGAAATCATGTACAACGACGAGACTACGAACAACACCAACTCGTACTCGGGTTACGAAGTGTTGAACGTCGGTCAGAACTCGCCCATCTCGGCGGCCCAGTTCAGCATCAAGCAGTACGCTTCTGCTGTGTCTATTTCGGGCCTTGAGATGATCCAGAACAGCGGCAAGGAGGCCATCATTGACCTTCTTGACGGTCGTATGGAAGTTGCCGAAGCCCAGTTGGCGAACCGCATCAGCGGTGACCTCTACGGCGACGGCACGGGCAACGCGGGCAAGAACCTTGACGGTCTTGCTGCCGCTGTGCCTGATGCGCCGGGTTCGGGCACCTACGGCGGCATCAACCGCCTTGTGTGGACGTTCTGGCGTTCGGTTGCCTACTCGGGTGTCACCAATGGTGGCGCTGCGGTGTCGGCCTCCAACATCCAGCAGTACATGGACGCACTCGCGGTGCAGTTGATTCGTGGAACGGACAAGCCTGACTTGATCGTTGCCGACAACAACTACTATCGCCTGTACCTCCAGAGCCTCCAGAGCATCCAGCGTATTACGGACTCCGGTTCGGGTATGGCTGGCGCGGGCTTTGCTGCCCTCAAGTACTACGGCGCGGGCATGGCCTCTGACGTGGTGCTGGACGGTGGTATCGGTTCGTCCACCTACAATAGCGGCGCTGGCAACAGCAACCATATGTGGTTCCTGAACACCAAGTATCTGCACTTCCGTCCTCATAAGGATCGGAACTTTGTGCCGATCGGCGGTGAGCGTCAGGCCGTCAACCAAGACGCCATTGTTAAACTGATTGGCTGGGCCGGTAACCTCACCTGCTCGGGCAGCCAGTTCCAAGGCGTGTTGATTGCTTAATTAGGGAGTACACGAAAATGGCTATTATTGTTAATGGGTTCGCGTACCCCGCCCTTGGAGACACCCAGCCGTCGGCTGCTGTCAACGTGGGTACGGTTGTCACTCTTGATGATGGCGGTATGGCTGTCTATGTACAGGCTGCCTCCAACATCTCGCAGTACAACGCTGTGGCTATCCCCAACACCAACATTGCGACCAATGCGACGACTGCCCGTGTTGCCGAAACCAAGCGTATCGGCTTCGCACAGGTATCTATCGCCTCGGGCGACTATGGTTGGGTGCATCTCGGCGGTAAAGTTCGCGTGAATGTGTCGGCTTCCTGCCTCCCGGCGGTTGCCCTCTACACCACGACAACCGAAGGCCGTCTGGATGACGCTACGGTGTCGGGTGCCTTGGTTGCGGGTGTGGTCACCGAGTTGACCGCCTCTGCCACCTCGGCCATGACGGCTGTTGCGGCGTACAGCATGGTTATCCCGGTTCCGTCTAACGCGACCCCGTAATCGTGCAAAAACTGGAACTCACGGTACAGGCTGCGGGCGATCCTGCCGAATTGGCAGAGAACGTGCGTTCAGCCCTGTCCCGTGGGCTTCCAGAGTTGGCCCCCGCTCCCTGCGTACACGATGGAACATTCGTATGCGTAG